AGCGCATATCTTCTCGTAGGTTCTTTAACAGGAACAAGTGCGGGAGTTATTAGTGGTTCAGTTGCAACAGGTGGTATAGTAGCACTTGTAAGTGGATTTGTTATTTGGGGTAATACTGTACCTTACCATGATATCAATTGTGAGGTTATAGAGGAAGATTAATGAAGATTGCAATACTAAATGACACCCATGCGGGTTGTCGAAACTCGTCTGACATTTTTATGGATTATCAAGAACAGTTCTATCGGGACGTGTTCTTTCCGTATTTGCTAGAGAATAATATCACACAGATATTACACCTTGGTGATTACTACGATAACCGTAAGACTATCAACTTCAAGGCACTGCAACACAATCGTAAGATATTCCTTGAACCCATGCGTAAGTATGGTATCACTATGGATATAATTCCAGGCAATCATGATGTGTATTATAAGAACACCAATGAGTTGAACGCACTGAAGGAACTCCAAGGTCACTATATGAATGAAGTGAATCTTGTTATGGAACCAACAGTAATAAAGTATGACAACTTAAATGTTGCTTTGATACCTTGGATTAACCCTGAGAATGAAAAAGAAACACTTGAGTTTCTCTCTGATTGTAAGGCAGATGTCGTAGGCGCTCACTTGGAACTACAAGGTTTCGAGATGTCTAAAGGTCAAGTGTGTATGGAAGGTATGAGTAGAAAACCTTTCGAAAGATTTGAGATGGTTCTGACTGGTCACTTCCATGCTAAGTCTAGTATGGATAACATTCATTACTTGGGTAGTCAGATGGAGTTCTTCTGGAACGACTGTAATGACCCTAAACATTTTCATATCCTTGATACTGAAACAAGAGAACTAACTGCTGTTCAGAATCCAATCACAATCTACGAGAAGATTTACTACGACCACGAGAACATGAACAAGTTCAAAGACCTCAAGTATTTGGACAATAAGTTCGTCAAGGTTATCGTCACCAACAAGGGTGACCCATATGACTTTGAACGATTCATTGACCGTGTACAGGCACAGAAGATTCATGAACTAAAGATTGCGGAAGACTTCGCAGAGTTCATAGGTTCTAACGTAGACGATGACAACATATCGGTTGACGATACAGAGACACTCGTATACGATTATATTGACAATGTTATTACTGACCTAGATAAAGGACGCATCAAGAAAGAGGTCTCTCACTTGATGAAGGAAGCTCAATCAATGGAGATTGTCTAATGGCAACCAAGAATGATATCACTGGTGACTCCATCCAGACTAAACAGGGTGGTAAAGACTATAATGATGGCTGGGATAAAATCTGGGGTAAGAACCAGAAACATAAACAACAAGACTTGACTGAACTAAATGGTGACGGCAATCGTGACCGTGGACGTTATGGAGAAGACTTGAAAGACTCAAGTCACATAAAGGCAACACCAGAGGATTTAGCAAGAGAAAATCCTTTCCCATATTGGGAACACTACTGCACCGTTGAAAATAGTTTAATGGGTGTAGCAAAGGGTGAACCTTGTAATTGGTGTGGTCTTGAAGAGTGACTTTACTGTAGATGAGATTGGATATGACGATGCGAAATCGATAATTGTATCACATCATTATCTTGGTAAAATATACGATGAACATGATGACCTTGTTCATGACTACAAATATTATGGATTATTTGAGAGAGGAAACCTAACAGGTGCAATTCAATATACGTCTTATTGCCCAAAGAAATGTAACCGACACTGGTTACGATTCTACTATGGGTGTGAGTTCACCGACTATTCCAAATTCTATGAGATATCCAGACTGGCGGTAGACAGTAAGGAGTACAACATCACCTCTTGGTTTGTATCTAGAACCATGAAGATGATTGACGCTGATTACATTTGCACGTCCACTGATAGTAGAATGCATGAAGGTACAATCTATTCCGCATGTAATATGAACTATCACGGGACAATGACAGATAGGGCAGAAGGTTATATGGAGATACCCTTTAATGTATTCTCTAGGATATATCGAAATGACATTGAACAGTATTGGGAGAAAAAACCGCTTGACTTTGATTGATGAGTATGGTACTATTACACGATGATAAATTTTAGAAAACTACGGTTTAAGAATTTCCTGAGCACAGGAAACAATTTTACAGATATCAGTTTCGATGAGACTCCGACTACTTTGGTGGTGGGTCATAACGGTGCGGGTAAGTCCACTATGTTGGATGCCCTGTCGTTTGGTCTGTTCGGTAAACCACATCGAAAGATATCCAAGAGTCAGTTAATCAACACTATCAATGCCAAAGGTACATTGGTAGAGGTTGAGTTCGATATTGGTAAACAGAAGTACAAGGTTGTCCGTGGTATCAAACCTAACAAGTTTGAGATATGGGTCAACGGTAGTATGGTGAATCAAGATTCTCATGCAAAAGAATATCAGTCTATGCTTGAGAAAAACATTCTTATGTTGTCTCACAAATCATTCCACCAGATTGTGGTACTGGGGTCATCATCCTTTGTACCGTTCATGCAGTTGGCGGGTGGTTCTAGACGTGAGGTGATTGAGGACTTACTTGATATCAATATGTTCTCTAAGATGAACGGTCTTCTAAAAGAAAAGATGAGTTTACTTAAAGACCAGATAGGGTCAAACGAACATGCCATCAATCTGGTGAATACCAAAATCAATTCGCAGAAGAAATATCTCCGTGACCTGAGTGAGATTACTGCACATCAAAAGAATGAGAAACTCAACACTATTAAAGGTCTACAGGATAATATCCGTGAACTGAATGAGGCGAACCAAAAGGTTGCACTGGATGTTGCAGAGTCCAAGTCAGTCACTACTGATATTGTATCTGCTCAGAAGGAACTGAGTTCTCTGAACGAGTTCGCTGCTGGATTCAAGACACAACAGAAGGACGTGGTCAAACAGGCAAAGTTCTTTGAAGATAATGATACATGTCCTACATGTGAACAAGAGATTGATAAATCAACCAAAGAGTATCACCTAAACAAATGTAAGACCAAAGCGGGTACTATTGCAAACGCACTAGAGTTACATAAGACACGTTCCGCAGAGTTGGAAGCAAAGGTCGAGGAACTAGGTAAGGAACTGGAAATAGTTCGCAACTGGCAATCCAAGGTAGATGCAAACACCCAAGAGATTTCAAGTATCAATCGTAACATCGATAAGTTGAATGAGGAAATCTCTCGTATTGACAATGAGACTGGTGACCTGTCTGAAGCAAATGCAGACTTAGATAAACTACGTGTAGAGAAAGATGAACTACAGGACACCAAGTACAAACTTGCAGAACAACATTCGTATAACCAAGTGTATGCAGAGTTACTGAAAGACACTGGTATCAAGACTAAGATTATTAAACAGTACTTGCCTGTCATCAATCAGTTGACCAACAAGTACCTACAGATTCTAGATTTCTTTGTACACTTTGATTTGGATGAAAGTTTCGTTGAGACTATTCGTTCAAGACATCGTGATAACTTTTCGTATGACTCATTCTCTGAGGGTGAGAAACAACGGATTGACCTGTCCCTACTATTTACATGGAGACAGATTGCAAAGATGAAGAATAGTGTTGCGACTAATCTGCTAGTCCTTGATGAGACATTTGACTCGTCACTGGACGAAGAGGGTATTGAGAACCTCATGAAGATTATCTCCACACTAGGTGAGGACACAAACGTGTTTGTTATCTCACATAAGAGCGAACTCGAAGATGCTCATTTCCATCGTAAGATTGAGTTCGTAAAAGAAAAGAACTTTAGTAAAATAAAGTCTTGACTTTTGATGAAACGTATGATATCATACACTTTATAAATTAGAAAACCGAGAGGATTACATTATGGAATTATCCGATACTACGTTGAACGTTCTCAAGAACTATTCAACAATCAACCCTAACATTGTTATCACTGAAGGTAGCACTGTGAAGACAATCTCCGTTGCACGGAATGTCTTATCTAAAGCTGAACTCCCTGAAGAGTTCCCCGCCTCATTTGGCATTTATGACCTGACAGAGTTTCTAAACGTTCTGTCATTGGTTGACTCACCACGACTCAAGTTCGAGAAGGACTATGTTGTTGTGGGTGACTCTACTGGTCGTTCCTCAGTGAAGTACTTCTTCTCTGACCCTGAGATGTTGACATCGCCAGGCAAGGACATCAACATGCCAGATGCGGAAGTTAAATTTACCCTAGATACAGATACGTTGGGTAAAGTAAAACGTGCCGCTGCCGCCCTTGGTCATGATGAGATTTCTATCTCACCTACTACTGGTGCAGTCCGTCTTTCTGTCATTGATAGTAAGGACACAACGAGTAACGCATTCTCTATTGACGTGGAGGGTACGTACCCCGATGGAGTTGATTTCAACTTTATCATGAATGTTGGTAACCTAAAGGTTGTCAACGAAGACTTTGATGTAGGTATCAGTTCGAAACTTATATCTCAGTTTACAAGTAAACAATCTTCGATTGAATACTTTATTGCGCTAGAAAAATCATCGACATACGGAGTATAAAAAATGGCAAAAGCAGTAAAAGACCACACAGCGATTTACGAACTAGGTAACCGAGTTGCCCGTTCAACCGTTGCAGTAATTGACACGGTAGTCCAACGTGGTGGTTTCAAAGGTGAAGAACTATCAACCATTGGTCAACTAAGAGACCAAGCAGTTCAGATTATTCAACTCTGTGAAGAGTATCAGTCTGAACAAGGCGTGGAAGACGATAGTTCAAAGTAAACGTTGCCCTTCTGGTGACGTGGGGGTGGGTGAGTCTCCTTTCCTCCCCACCCCCGAATTTTTCTTGACTATTTGTTTCATATAGTGTACAATGTACATTAATAGAAACACTTTATTATTATGGAGACTATATGTCTAACGAATTCCTCTGGGTGGAGAAGTATCGCCCACACAAAGTCCAAGACACTATTCTTAGTGAGGACGCAAAGACTACATTCCAAAAGATTGTAGACTCTGGAGAAATCCCAAATATGATGTTCACTGGTACTGCGGGTACTGGTAAAACTACAATCGCTCGTGCGATATGTGACGAACTAGGACTTGACTATATTGTCATCAACGGTTCGGAAGAAGGGAACATTGATACCCTTCGTGGAAAGATTAAACAGTTCGCCTCATCCGTTTCTCTCTCAGGCGGTTACAAGGTTGTTATCCTTGATGAGGCGGACTACCTCAATGCACAGTCAACCCAACCCGCACTGCGTGGTTTTATCGAAGAGTTCTCTCAGAACTGTCGATTCATTCTGACTTGTAACTTTAAAAACAAAGTAATCGAACCCCTACATTCTCGTTGTAGTGTGTATGAGTTCAATACATCCAAGAAAATCATGGCAGGTTTGTGTGGTCAGTTTATGACCCGACTACAAACTATCCTTGATAGTGAGGGTGTGACCTATAACAATGATGTCATTGCTGGACTGATTGGTAAGTATGCACCAGACTGGAGACGTGTACTCAATGAGGCACAACGTCATTCTATCTCTGGTAAATTGGAAACTGGAGTACTCATTAATGATAACAATAGTAACTACAGTACTCTTTTCCAATCACTAAAGAACAAAGACTTCAAAAAGATGCGTAGTTGGGTGGTCAATAATATGGACACCGAACCCGCTGCAATCTTCCGTGGTATCTATGATGCTATGGAAGGTAATGTAAAACCATCGTCTATCCCACAACTCATTCTAATCCTCGCTGATTATCAATACAAGAATGCGTTTGTGGCAGACCATGAACTAAACCTAGTAGCATGTCTTACGGAGTGCATGGCAAATGTTGAATTCGAATAGTATTCAAAAACTGGAATCGTCCCTCAGTAGAGCATGGACAATCGTTGATGATATCGATGATATCCTACACTATGTTGGTGATGACCCATTCTTTACGGGAATGAAAGCGGAACACCAAGATAAACTTATGAACCTATTGATTGGTATCAAAGAACTCGCAGAAGTTAAGATGAGTAAAACATGGACTGACTTCGAAGCGGTAAATGGTGATTATTATAAATATCTACGTGCATCACAAACTGAGGGTGAAGATGAAGAGATGGTGGAGAATCTGGGCTAAATCACTAGGTGAGAAAGTCGGAGAGACCGATAGGGAAGCAGACACCATTGCCCTTATCAGAACGGTCTGGTGGTTGACACACATGGCAACATGTATTTTTATTATTTTAAATGCGATAGCAAATCACGGATGGGATTTATTATGAGTTATCAAGAACAAGTAGAACAGTTCATGATGCAAGGGGAACAGAAGTTTCCCCAAGATATCAAATCAGACATGGCAGACCTGTACATGTCTTTAATCACAGAAGAATACAACGAGACATGGGAAGCATTCCATAAACAAGACATCGTAGAAGTTGCGGATGGTCTTGCAGATTTGGTATGGGTCATCATGGGTATGGCATCCGTATTGGATATTCCATTCGATGCAGTCTGGAATGAAGTCCGTGCATCCAACATGTCTAAGTTTGTTGATGGGAAAGTTGTCAAAGATGACAACGGTAAAATTATGAAACCAGACGGATACTTCCGTCCTAACATTGCGAAGGTGTTATAATGGCGATTAAATATTTAAGACACACTGACACTCTTGATAAGTGTCTCAGCACAGACGAATACGGTAACAGAATTCACACTGCAAGTGGTGAGTATGTTATTGTTATTGAACCAAGTAACGAACCCCCTGAGTATAAACCCATGTCATTAACTATGGTTGATGGTGAGTGGAAACCTATGCAGATGGAATTTGACTTTGGATAAGTGGGATAGGGCACATCTACAGGTTGCAGAAACCTATGCACAACTATCATCCGCAAGAAGGATGAAGGTTGGTGCCGTAATTGTAAAAGACAATCGCATCATTTCTATTGGGTATAATGGTATGCCTAGTGGGTGGGATAATAACTGTGAGGATGTCGTTGGTATGCCCGATGACCAGACTCTAAAAACAAAAAAGGAAGTTCTTCATGCGGAATCGAATGCAATCACGAAAGTTGCAAAATCAACGGAATCGGCGGAGGGTGCAGTTCTATACTCAACGTGTGCGCCTTGCATCGACTGTGCAAAACTTATCCACCAAGCAGGAATCACCAGAGTTGTTTACGGACATACCTATAAATCAGAAGATGGATTGACTTTCCTTGATAAGTGTGGTATAGTGTTGGAAACAACTGAAGACGAAGACCCTGATAACCTACCTTGGAAACGGAGAATATTTCCCTAATGAACCCTTTTGATTATGTGAATGCGATTAACTACTCCAAGAAAGATATCATGGTGACCCGTGAAGATGAGAAGGCGTACAACCCTTTCATGACAAACCGTTCACTATCGTACTTCTCTGACACTGTTGTTATCGCCAATGAGATGAACAAGTATCACCACCTAGACTCCCGTCTACAATTCTCGTTTCTTATAAATATAATTAGGAAACGAAAACGTTTCTCTAAGTGGGTAAAACCTGAATTAGAAAATGACCTTGAGTCGGTGAAAACTTATTATGGATATAGTAATGAAAAGGCACGCCAAATACTATCTCTTCTCTCACCTTCACAAGTTAAACAAATAAAAGAAAAGGTGAATAAAGGTGGAAGAAAGTAATTTAGTATCATGGAGTCCTGTGAGTATGTTAGAGATAACTCTGGCTGAACCTGACGACTTCCTCAAAGTTCGTGAAACTCTGACACGTATCGGTGTCGCATCTCGCAAAGAACAAAAACTATTTCAATCCTGTCACATCTTGCATAAACAGGGACGGTATTATATTGTCCATTTTAAAGAGTTGTTTATGTTGGACGGCAAGAAAGCAAACCTCGAAGAGAGTGATGTGCAACGTAGGAATACGATTGCAACGTTACTATCCGACTGGGGTTTAGTTGAAATTCAAAACAAAGAAGTCGCACAAGACTGTGCGCCTCTCAGACAGATTAAAATTATCGGATACAAAGACAAAGAACAATGGGAACTGTGTCCGAAGTACAACATAGGTAATAAGTAATGGACTTTGCTAGTATCTGGAACAACCTCTCTTACTTAGATGGTATCCTGTTTACTATATGGTTGGGTATTATCTACTATGGTAAGTGTAGGATTGACCACCACTTTAGTACAAAAGACTGGAAATGATTGGGTTCGAGAAACGTAAGGAACTGATTCGCAACAAAGAAGTATGGTGGAGTACCGTCAGAGATTGCGAAGTTAGCTGGGATAAAATCATGCGAATGATTGATACCCATCCAGTAGACCTTTATGATTGGAACAGTGATAAGAATAGACTTGGTCTAAACTCTTTTCACCATCGTCCGTCAGCACCTCACTTTGCAAAAGAAATTGTGGAGGAGATGGAACATACTTTTGTCCATCCCGCACCAAAGAAATTTGAATACGAAAAAGGGCCACCACAGATTACCAACATTGCGTTTGTTGGATTCGGTCAAAACTCTGGTTCGTATCCAAGACATAAGGACAGCATGGATGTGTTCCTAGTTCAAGTCATCAATGAGTGTAAGATAACTATTGGTGAAGAAGAACAACCAAGGAACTCAGACCAGACTGTTGTTATGAAGCCAGGCGATTGCGTATGGATTCCGAGAGGAACATGGCATCATCTGGAACCCACAGTATCACGGGTTACATTCTCATTTGGTTTTGAGAGTGACCCTGACACTGACCCAAAAAACTTTATATAAGGGCTTGAAATATAATTTTTAATTCTTATATATAGTAGTGTGTTACAGTTTTGTGACACATGTAGGAATGCCGTAGGTTCGGGTTCCTATTCATCTTGCTAAATTAATATAGGAGATAAAGCGACATGACAAATCTAAAAGTAGGTAAACAACTATTCCCACGTTCCGCATTTATTGGTTTCGACCATTTATTTAACGAACTTGAATACGCAACCAAACACGCTAACGACCATTACCCACCTCACAACATTGTGAAGTTAACGGAAGATGAGTTCGTCATTGAGGTAGCCGTTGCGGGATTCACACAAGAAGAAATAAGTGTTGAACAGAAAGAAAGGTCTTTGACCATTAGTGGTCAACATGAGTCTAGAGACCGTGAAGTAATTCACCGTGGTATATCCACGAAGGCCTTTAGAAGACAGTTTCGACTTAGTGAGTATGTACAAGTAACTGGTGCTTCACTCAAAGACGGTATCCTTGCAGTAACCCTGAAGTTGGAAATCCCAAAAGAGAAGCAGCCTCGTAAAATTAAAATCTCTTAATTTCAACGAGGACATAATGAAAATGACAACCGAAGCTAAGATGGAGTTCGGGTTGTTTGTAGGAACCATCGGTTTGATGGCGATTGCATTGCAACCACTACTCTAACAAGAGAGGAGAGGGCGGGAAACTGCCCTCTTCATTATAGTATGAAAGCATATATGATTGCAGACCTGAATAATCCGACCTCTGTCAAGTACACAGAGATTGCATTAGAATCATGGTCAAAACAAAATCTTCTTGACATAGAAGTAATTCAATGTTATACTCCCGACACCATTGCGGAGTTAGAACCCCTTTACAACTGGAAACCCCTTCTTCACAAGATGCAGAGTGGGAACGAAAGCAGCAAGACTGAACGTGCTGGTGACATTACCCATTGGCAGTTGATAAAGAAACGTGCAGAGAGTCGAGAACGATTCTTTGTAATGGAACACGATTCATATCTGGAAGACCCTGACGAGTTTAAAAGACAGATGGACTTCACTATGGAACATGGTCTGGACTGGGCAAACCTTGGTCTATTCATGTCATGTTACTCGTTCTCTCGTAGAGCGGCACTGTACATGAATGACTTATTGTTAAAACATGAGTTCCCACTAAACGGTGGCCCATTTGGTTGTGTAGAACGACTAGTCAAAACCTACCTAAGTGCTGACGGTAAAGGACAGAATCGTGAGTACACATTTATGTGTCATCACCCCAATACCGAATGTATCAGTGCGGGTAAGACTGCGAAGGAACTGTATGAAGTATATAACTTCCACGGAACCAACTGTAAGTTCACAAGGGCAACAACTCAAGTCATCTCTAAGTCTATGGGAATTACCCAAGACCATGTTGGTATGAAATCAAGACCCGAAGACCGACATATAGGTTTTAAAATAATTGAATAAAACGCTTGACAAACCCCGTTGAGTTTAGTATAATAGATTTACTGGTTGGGAATACGTGACCACTCGCCTAGGGAAGTTTGTTACTAGACGGTGAATAAGCGACTGACTCTATTACGAATGATTCACACACCATTGGTAGAGACGATAAAAAGTGGAAAAGTTAAAAAAACAAAACCAGTAGAGGACAAACTCAACGAGTCACAATTGCGTGACAGCACATTGAGGCAAGTCTCCCCTCTAGGGGTTTGAATGAAAGAACACACTTAGTAGGTGTCAATCGAAGTAGATTCAATATTCCGATGATGAGGGATTTTTTTTGGCCCGTTCGTCTAGTGGTTAGGACACATGGTTTTCATCCATGCAACAGGAGTTCGATTCTCCTACGGGCTACCAAATTTTGTCTTGACTTTTGTATTATCTTCCTGTATAATACAACCTTAACTTAGGATTTTCTATGGATTTTTATACACGAGTTGACCGATACGGTTCTACACTATTATATCGTGGATATTCTGGCGGACAACCAGTAAAGAAACGTATCCCCTTCAAACCCACACTATTTGTGAACGCACAGAAGAGTAGTGGATGGACTA